ATAGAAAATCACATCTTTGGAATAAAAGATAAATCGCTGTTGAGCGAAGAACCTCTGCCGGACGGTGTTGCAAGAATAATGCATACAGGATCAGACAAGTCTTGGTTTACCATATGCAAACCTGCTATCGTTAATCCCATTAACGGCAATAATGGGATGGGCTGTGCGGTTTTTGCCGGAGCGATTGACAACTTGAAGGGAGTTGATCTTGCATATAATAATCTTAACTCTGATTTTTGGTTGGGACAGAAAAAAGTGTTTTTAAACAAAAATATGCTTGAAGATATGTCTGGAGATAAAAAGGTTGCTCCCGATGAGGTAAATCAACAACTGTTTTATTATATCGGCGAGACTATGGACGATGGCACGGGTAAGAGTATGGTGCAGGAGCATAATCCCGATCTGAGAGTTGCAGACAATACGGCGGGTATACAGGCACAGCTTGATTATCTCAGCTTTAAGGTGGGATTTGGTACTAAGCATTATCAGTTTAATGCAGGCTCTATAGTAACTGCTACCCAGTACACAGGCGACAAGCAGGACTTGATCCAAAACGCACACAAGCATTTTATAAAAGTTGAGAGCTTTTTGCATGGTCTTGTTAAAACGCTCCTCTGGATAGGCCACAGCTTTATCGACGCACAGGTCAAGGAGGACGCACATATATCCATAGTCTTTGACCAAAGTCCACTGGTAGACGAAAATGCCGAGCGACAACGTGACAAAGATGATGTCACAGCAGGTTTAATGCAGAAGTGGGAATACCGTGTTAAATGGTACGGCGAATCGGAAGAGGAGGCAAAGGCACGTCTTGCAGACGGTGAACCTACCGACGATGAGCTTATGGGCTTTGAGGACGGTGAGGAGTAATGCTTACCCCTCAGACGTTACAAAAACTGCCAGATGACTTGATTGATCTTGTAAGCGAGGTACAGACTGATATAATCAAGTCTATTGCCAAAAAGCTTGTTAAAGCGGACTATCTTACTCCCTCGGCAGAATGGCAGTTGTACAAAGCAAGCCAGTTGAAGATGTCTACAAAAGAGATCACTGCTATGCTTGCAGAATTTACAGGCAAATCAAAGCGGCAGATATCAAAGCTGTACACCGATGCCTGTAAGGAGGCAATCAACAACGACGCCAAGATATACAGAACTTACGGCAAGGACTGCTCCGCCGCTCTGAGGTCGGTGGCATTATCCAACACGCTTAAGGCAGGCGTTAAAAATGCAAATGGTATGACAAAAAATCTGTGTAAGTCCATGGTAGAGTCCTCGCAGGCAACTGTTACTCATCTTATGGACAAGGCATGGTTAAAGGTACAAAGCGGTGCTTTTACATATCAGGATGCTATTTACGACGCAGTTGTCGAGCTTGCTAAACAAGGTATTGCGACTGTAACTTATCCATCGGGTAAGACCGACTGGGCAGACGTTGCAGTGCGGCGTGCGGTAATGACGGGCATAAGTCAGACCGCAGGTCAGATGCAGCTTGATCTTGCCGCAGAAATGGACTGCGATCTGGTTGAGGTCACCGCACACATGGGCGCGCGTCCCTCACACGCTTTATGGCAAGGCAAGGTTTACAGCATTTCGGGCAAATCTAAAAAATACCCTAAACTCAGCACCGCCACAGGCTACGGAACGGGTGACGGCTTGAAAGGCTGGAACTGCCGACATGATTTTTATCCGTTTTTCGAGGGAATTTCCGAACGTGCTAATCTCCCTGTTGACGTGACCGAAAACAACAGACAGTATGAATTATCGCAGAAACAGCGTGCTATGGAGCGGTCTATACGAGCTACAAAAAGACGTTTAGCTGCATATGACGGTGCTATCTCTGAGACGGAAGACGAGGTGCTTAAACGGAGACTGCAAAATCAGTTTGAACGCCACTCGGCTATACTGAAAACTAAGGAAAAACGGCTGTCTGAGTTTTGCGATACGAACGATCTTTATTCCGAAAAGGACAGAGTTCGGGTTGTTGGATTTAACAAGAGTGTTTCGCAGAAAGCGGTATATGGGAATAATCGTTACTTTGTTAAGCAAATGAAAAGCTACGGCATAGAAAATCCGCCGAAAAGCCTTGACATTTTTGAAAATATGAAGTATAATAACTCTCCTGAGTGCAAATTGATGAATGCATATATTACTTCTGTAAAAAAGGGAAAATTTTCTCCGCTTGTAGGTTACGATCATTATAAGAAGTTGCACAATGAGATTAACAACAGTCTTGTTGGTTTAACTACAACTAACGGTATTGAAATAACTGGGCAATCGGATCATTTCATTGAACGTGTTATTGGTGTAATCAAAGATCCTGATACGGGTAAGAAACGTCTTGGCGTTGAACTTCAAGATATTCAGGATGCTTTGACCAATGGTAAAGCAATGAAACCCAAAATTAGCAGGGATAAAAACGGTAACATTTTATATGATGAAGATGGTAAACCTAAAA